CAGTCACCAAAAAATTTTAAAAAAAAATTTTACATCATTTTTTTGCTTGACTTATTGCAATCTTTGCATTAGAATCTAATTATAAGTAAAAGAAAGGGCAAAAAATGACGTTAAATTCTTTAGATAAGATATTAAGTGACGCGCTAAATCCGCGTTCTTCGCAACGGATGATAGACGAGCGCAAGCGCGAAGCAAGCGCAAAAGGCAAATGTCAACGACTAGCTAAAAAACTAGGGCTTGTCTTTGAAGTTGACAGAAGTTATCAGCCTCCACTTTGGACTCTTGAACCTGGTCCGTTCATTGACCTTAAATTAGGCATAAGTGCTAAAAAATTCGATGAGATATGGCCTGATGAAAGAGATGTTTACGGCTGGGAATATATGTTAGGCAAGCTTAAAGGGCTTCCTGATGAAATTAAGGCAATGAAAAATGAGTAAGCCGTACACAAAAGAGGAGCGATTAAAGCTTCACGCCATCATGGAGGATTACTTAGAAATCTTAACCACCAGGTCAGAGTTGCGTGAGGAGAATCCTGAATACTGGCATCAAGTGGTTGATCAATGGGAGATCATTAAACGTCAATTAGAGAGCGATGAGTGGGAGAAGATTAAGAGAACTTGTCATAATTACGATGAAGAGGAACTAGAAGATGTACAAAGCTAAAGACTCGTACAGCATGTGGAATGGTGACATTCTGCTGGAAAAGCGCAAGTACCTTCAAAAAACACAGACAACCATGGCTCGTGATTTAGGCATTAGTCATCGTATGTACTGTTACTATGAGAGCGGTGAGCAGGATATTCCGCGTTCTATAGAGTTGTCTGTCCGTTACATGGAGAACAACAAAGGTGATGATGTTGTAATGCCGACAGGCGTTCTATCAAACTTTGATAAGCAGCGCATAGGACGTTTGTGTGACGCTTTGAATGGTGTGGAAGGTACGGACGCTAATATTGACAAGATTTTAAGACAATCAAAGTCAGAACTTGAGTATATGTTGTCAAAGTTTGAATAATCACCTATCATTGGCCCCGTGTAATCTGAAAAGGGTATACTCATGGCAAATTTCATGGGGCCAATGGCACCACCGCAAGCAGCACCACCACAGCCTCAAAAGCTAGATATTCGCACCAGTCCTGGTCAAAGACAGCAATTTAAGGACTTTATGCGTCAGCGCACGGCTATGATGCCCATGACATCTGCGCCTGTAGCGCCGCCACCTATGATGCCTATGATGCCGCAAATGCCACCACAAATGCCGCTCCGCATGGAGATGGGTGGTGATGTTGATATATTTGAGCCACAAAATTATCACGAGGGCGGTCTTGTTAACACGTTAGGTCAGCTTGCTAGAATGAGCGGTCAGATGCAGGAAGCCGTAGGCACCTTAGTTTTAGGCGAAGGGGCTGGCGGAATGGGTATGACTGGTGGTTTTGGTGGCCCAAGTCTTTCTGGCCCTGGTCCGTTAGGGAGCATTAGTCCTCCTCCTGGCGCTGATGTATCTGCTTTTTTTGATAATCTTAGAGGGCAGTTGCCAAATCAGGATTTGAAAATAGCTGTGGATCCGCAACCGCCACAGCGTCCAATCGCGGGTGCGCCAGTTAGTTCAAAACCTGACAACACACGGTTATTAGGATCAGGTGATAATATTGATCAAGGATTTTTAAATTCACCTGAGTTCAAAGCTCTTGATTTTACTGGTCCAGCCACACAGGAACTGTACACCAGTCCTTATTTTGGACAAATAAATTCTGGTAGTCAGGGCAGGATGCAAGACGCAGCTTATGAGGCGTATCTTGAGCGCACTGGAAAGAAAGTCCCAGCAGGAACACCTACGGCTCCAATGCAACCAGCCCCTAATTTATTTAGCGGCACCATAGAGCCTACATCTTATGGTTTAGCTGGCATGGGTACCACATTTAGTTTTGAAAATGGTGGTAGTGTGCCTTCATTATCTCCCACAAGGTTTCAAACTGGCGGAAGTGTGGAGGGCGGCGATATTGGCACTCCTGACTCAGGCAAAGGAACATCTTTAGGTAGAGGCAAACAAGGAGATGCAGGTGGCCCCTCAGGCACTCCAAACTTCTATACTTTGTTCAAACCTGGTCAGGGCGGTGACTCTGGTGAGGTAGTTAAGATATTTATTGGTTCAAATCAGGACACGGCTGCTGCTAGACAAAGAGCAGGCAGTGGTCAAACTGCTCCTAATCCCACGGATAATTTAAGTGTTATTGGTGGCGCAGGCATTGATCCATATGATGTTAGAATGGCTCGTTTAGCTCAAGAATCTGCTCCTACCACTGCTCCTAATCAGCTTACAGCGCCAGGACTTCCTATTTCTCCTCCACCTCCTCCACCTGATATTGTTGATCCTTTTCCAGTAGTTCCTCAGGATGTTATTCGGCAATCTGATGTAATAGTACCGTCTAGCAGATCAGAAGTTGACATTGGCGATTTTCCTATGCCAGTTCAGCCTAATTATCCATTTCCTATTACACCTGGTATCCAAGCTGGGCTAAATTCTATTGCTCCTGTTGGTTTGGGTTTACCAGCAAATTTATTAGGTGATCTATCAGGTGGCCCTTTAAAGTTTGATGACGGCGGCGCTGTGCCACCGCGCAATGTGGAAATTAAGGGTCAGCCGCATATGCTGTCTTACATTACGCCTGACGAAGCTGACATTTTGGAGGCTTTAGGCGGCAGTGGCGAACCTGGTCCTATGGGCATTCCTGCATTTCCTCCAGCAGGTCAAAGTGGACCCGGTGCTAATGTTGGTCCTGACAACGGCGGCGGAGGAAGCGATAACGGTTTTGGCATGTCACCTGGTCAATCACAGGCACAGTTTGGCACAACTGAATTTGCTGGCATGTCCGAACAGGATGCAAAAGACACATTAGCTGGAGGCGGTGGTAGTGAACAAGCTAAAGCTGTTCAAGATGCTTTAGCCGCTCAAGCCGCCGCTGAAGCAGCTAAGGCTAAAGCGGCAGAGGCAAAAGCCATACAGGATGCCATCAATCGCGCTAGAGATAGACTTGAAGCTGGTATAAGCGCAACTGCTGGGATAGGTCAAAGACCTGATGTCAGCATAGGCACGAAAAGCCAAGCTGAAATTGATAATGAAAATTTAGCTGGTTTATTTGGAATGGATGTTAGAACTCCCGCGTTAACTGATGAACAACTAGGAATTGCTGCTGTTGACACTACACAGCTTGACGATTTGGTTGAGTCTAATCCAAAAAGTCTTCTGGGCGATGATGTTTTAATGGACGATCTTCTTGATGTTCAGCCTACGACTACTCCAACAACAGTTGATCCTAATAAAGTTGATATTGGTATTGGAAGCACCACTCCAGTTACAGATTTAACGGCAGATCCCATGGCTGTTGCAAGAGGCATGAGTCAAATAAGCCCTAAAAGCATCACAGACCTTAGTGCAGTTAACGCTATTGTAGATATTGCATCAGGTATTTTGGGATTAACAGATGAGGAACAGGACAGGGCTAATTACGAGAGTCGCGCTTATTCAACTTTGGGCATGTCACCTGGCACCGCCTCTGCTGTTTTAGGAACACAAACTGAGACTGGCCCCGTGACTGGTGCCATTGGTGGTCCTAGAGGGGGGCTTTTGGGAGATCTGTTTGGGGGTTATACAGCAGGCGCTGCTGGCATGACTGGCATGACGCCTGATGGTATTTCAACTGGTGCGATTACAGGTGATCAATTGGCTGATTTAGCTAATCGTGCAGATGATCCCATCTCTGGACTCTTTAATGATTTGACTTTGAGCGCAGCAAGTTCATCAAATGTGGCTGTTGTTGATCCAGCGACTGGCAACATTGTAGGCGCTATTGATGGTATGGGCAGATATACAGGCAGACCAGAATTTAATCCAAGCACATATGGTAAAGAAGTAGGTCCAGATGCTGGCGGTGGTGATACGCCTGTAATAAAACTACCAGATGATCCTTGTCCTGAAGGATTTGTAATGAAAGATGGTGCTTGCACACCGATTGCGCCAACTGGTGATGGTGGAAGTGGATCATTAGGTAATATTCCGACATCACGGCCACCTACACCTATCAGTCCTGTTATTGTGCCATCAACACGACAGCCAATACCTAATATCTTGCAGGGTCCGGTAGGATATGGAATGCCAACAGCGGGTCAGATTAATCCATTCGCTGTTAGCAGTGCTGCCATGTATCAGCAGATGCTAAACGAGCAAGCTAAGAATCAACCTCGTCAGTTTGCACCGATTAGGTTCCAAGATGGTGGACCTGTATCGCCAGACCTAGATAGAGCAGCAGATAACTTTTTGCAGTCATTGATGCCAGCGGCTTAGTTAAATGGATGAAGTCCTTGATATAGCAACCGAGTTTCTGACTGATGCAGAGCTTGAGTCTCTTGGCAAACATTTAGACAAGTACAAGGAATTACATGAGCGTGAAGAGTTCCAAACGAGCTTTTTGCGTTTTGTAAGACATGTCTGGCCTTCTTTCATTACTGGCTCTCATCACAAGATATTCGCAGACAAGTTAGAGCGTGTAGCAAGAGGCGAGTTAAAGCGTCTTATTGTCAACATGCCGCCAAGACATACTAAATCAGAGTTTGCGAGTTATCTGTTTCCTGCTTGGGTCATGGGACAGAAGCCAGAGACAAAGATTATTCAGGCAACGCACACGGCGGAGTTGGCTGTGGGTTTTGGTCGTAAGGTTAAGAACCTTTTAGACAGTGACATATACCGTGATGTGTTTCCTGATATTCAGTTGGCTCGTGATGCGAAGGCATCTGGTCGCTGGTCAACTGACAAGGGGGGAGAGTATTACGCTGTTGGTGTAGGCGGTGCGCTTGCTGGTCGTGGTGCTGATCTGTGTATTATTGACGATCCTGTTTCAGAACAAGATGCGTTATCACCAGCCGCGCTGGATGGTATTTACGAATGGTACACATCAGGACCGAGACAGAGATTACAGCCGGGTGGAGCGATTATCATTGTGATGACGCGGTGGAGCATCCGCGATTTAACAGCGAAAGTATTGAACAAACAGGCCGAGGGCGGGGCGGATCAATGGGAAGTTGTGGAGTTTCCGGCGATATTTCCAGATACAGACAACGTGTTGTGGCCCGAGTTCTGGAGCAGGGACGAACTAGAAGGCGTTAGAGCGTCTATACCTGTAGCGAAATGGAATGCACAATATCTTCAGAATCCTACCGCTGAAGAGGGTGCGATTATTAAAAGGGAGTGGTGGAATGTTTGGGATTCTGATGATCCACCTTTCTGCGATTACGTCATCCAGTCATATGACACGGCGTTCACAAAAAGCGAAAGGGCCGACTATTCAGCTATTACGACTTGGGGTGTGTTTTATCCTGACGAAGGTAATGAGGCGGCGATCATATTGCTGGATTCAGAAAAAGGTCGATGGGAGTTTCCAGAGCTTAAAGACGCGGCAATGCGCTTGTATCAGGAATTTGAACCAGACATGGTGCTAGTTGAGCAAAAGGCATCTGGCACACCTTTAACACAGGATTTGCGTAAGATGGGCATACCTGTATCTGGTTTTACACCAGGTAGGGGCGCGGATAAGTTTTCGCGTATGAACGCCTGTGCGCCTGTATTTGAGTCAGGAATGGTGTGGTGTCCAGAGACTAGATGGGCAGAAGAGGTCATTGAGGAATGCGCTGCTTTTCCTAACGGAGAGCATGATGACTTGGCGGATAGCATGACACAGGCTATACTGCGTTTTAGGCAAGGCGGTTTTGTTGCTACCAGAGCCGATTATGAAGATGATGATTTGGCAACTTATAGGCGTAGCAGGGAGTATTACTGATGAGCGAAAGGCAAGAAGAGAACATTGGCAATCTGAAGAAACTCAGAGCCATGATCAAAAAGGATATGAACACAGTTGCACAGGTCAACAAAGCACAAGCTGCGCTTGAAGGTTTGAATGCGGCTGGAAGAAAAGAATTGGCACCAGAAATTAAAAAGTTCAGAGCGCTCAGGAAAAACGTGCTTGCTAGAGAGGAAGCAGAGCCAAAGTTTAGGGATAGTCCAGCGTCTAGAAAGGCCATGGCTCCTAAAGAGGGTGGTCCGAAGACTCCTACAAAACTTCCAAAGCCAAAGCCAAAGCGCCCTACGCAGGTAGCGGCTGCGAAGAAGAAGTCTTCAGGTGTTACGTTTGATACTAGTGGTACACTTCCTGGGCAGACTATCAAAAGAATGAACAATGGCGGCGCAGTCATGCCTGGTCGCGGCGGTAAATTTAAAGGAATTAGCTGATGGCTAAGAAAAAAGCTGATCTTAACAAAATGAGCCTTGAAGAATTAGAGCGTTACATAGAGCAACTAAAGGAGCCTGTCGTGGTAAAACCAGTCAAAAAGAATAAAGGTGGCGGTCTTAATGCCGCAATCAAGCGCGTTAAAAGAGTCCAAGGCATGCAAGAAGGCGGCAGGGCTATGAGTGACGCTGACATAGCGCGAATATCCAATTTGCCTACCGAGGAGTTTTTATCGGCTCTTGGCGCTGCTTTTCCTCTAAGTGGATCTGGAGCTAAAGCAGGATCTAGGCTTGGCGGAATGGCACCTAGAAAAAGAGGCATGGGCATGAAGCCTAAAGGTAAAATGGGGAGACGTGGACGAACATCTAACTTATCCGCAGAAGAATTTTTGTCTGCGATGGGTTCTGATTTTCCTCTGCCTAGAGGAGGAAGCGTGACTGACGCTGATAGAGCCAGAATTGCTGCTGCCTTAGGTGCTACTGATAGACAACTTATGGGCATGGAAGACGGCGGCGAAGTGCCTAAGAAGTTCAAGGGCTTTTCCAAGCTTCCTGAGGATGTGCAACAGCAGATGAACCCCACTCTTGCCGCCAAGTATGAAGATGGTGGCGCAGTTCGTGGTATGGGTCGAGCCTACATGGGTAAGCCTAGAAAGGTTAAGATACGCTAATGGGAAAACTTAAAAGTGAATCTCAAGGCGAAATTGATGATTTCTTATCAGATTTAAGTGATGATGAAATAAAAATTTTTGAGTCTTTACTTGGCTCTCAAGATGATCTTGAGTCTATGTTTAACGCCATGAGAAAAATGCAATCTAAAAAATATAGCACTGGTGGCTTTGTTGAGCCTGATGGAAATTCAAAAATCAACATTTCAATCACCCTTAACATGGGTAAGGGATCAGAGATGAATCCTTTGGATGATGGGAACCAGCGAGATATTATGTGATGTCATTTAACTTTGGTGTTATAGTGCGAGAGAGGCTGGCTCATGGCTTTGCGGTCATGTTTGATGCCCTTCGCATGACTGCGCTGGAGTCAGCCTCACCTGAAAGATGGTCAGATGGCAGATGATGAAGGAATCATGGGCGCTTTTGCAGCCCCTCCAGCAAGCACTGAGATGTTTAAGCGACTTGCTGACAAGACTGATATGTTTGGCCCTACTCCTCTTGGTGCCGTTAATCGCGTTATTGTTGGCACTCCAATTGATGTTTTAGACTATGCTGGTCGCGTAGGAGAGACTGCTTTGCGTGGTGCTGCCACTGGCGCTGGGAAGTTAGCAGAAACCCTTGGTATGGGTGAGGGTATGGCTGACAGACTGAAGAGGGACGTTTATGGTCTTGGCATTGCTGCATCTACTCTTGCTCCGATGGCTGGGACTCGTCCACGAGGCAAGTCAAATAAGGCGTTGGTCATTGAGGCGCAAAAAGACAAGGTAAAATCACCAGTAGCAAAACAAAAGCTGGATGAGGATCTTGAGATGGAGGCTATCAATGATGCTTTGAAAGATGCATACTTGGATCTGGATGATACGTTATCTTTTCAATCTGTTGATGACATAGCGATTACCACTGAAGAATTTGGCGATGTGCTGACCAACAACTTTGCTGGTTTTAGGGGCGAGGGTAAGAGTCGTGGCGAGGCTATGGTTGACGCCATTAAGATGACTCAAGATGATTTTAATGTGGTTATTGATCGCCCGATACAAGACAAAATATTTGCCAGACTTGACGATGATTACGGTTTTGGTGCTAATAGAGCAGTTAAGCGCCGTGAGGAGGCCGCAGCAAACAAGGCAGCTTTGGATGCTCAGTTAGCTAGGGCAACGGCAAAGCCAATTCGCAGTGTTAGCTTAGAAGAGGCTACACGGATGCAGAATGAGATTAGCGGTATGGGTATACCGCAGCCAACGCCGCAAAAGCCAAGATTAGCGGTTATTGAAGGCGGAAAGGACTAGATATGGCTGTTGAAAAAGGAGTAGGCGCTGGCGGCGATCAGGATATGACCGCTCAAGAGCAAGCTGAAATTGACATAATTGATTTTCCTGCACAGCCTGGAGTCATGCAGATGGATGATGGCTCTGCAATTGTTGGCGAAATCATGGAAGAGGTCACTGTCGCTGCCGACGTTCCTTTTGGTGCGAATTTAGCTGAGTTTATTGAAGATAACGATTTAGGGGTCATTGCGTCTGAGTTGTCCAGTGACATTGAAGATGACATGTCCTCTCGACAAGATTGGGAAGACTCATACAAACGTGGCATTGAACTACTTGGCATGAGCTATGAAGAGCGTAGTCAGCCATTTGAAGGCGCAACTG